GAACCTCATACACGCCTTTGCCGGAGGGCAGCGTGCCGCCTTCGATCTTGAACCTTTCGGGCAGCGTTTCAGCTGTGAACGGCTCGACCTTCGGCTGCCTCAACTCCACCCACCGCAGCCCTTTCTCGTTGGGCCGGTCGGTGCCGGGCACAGTCGGGTAGGCGCGGTACTCTACTGAGGCCGCGGTGTTGGCGCGGGCGAGGTCCGCGGCGGTTTTCTGCTCGGCGCGCCAGGCGTTGATCTGCGCCACGCGCTCGACGGCCTGCGGCACCGTGATTTTGTCCAGGTCCTTGGGTTGCAGCCGCAGCTCCCGCGGCAGCCCGCTCGCCGGGTCCAGCGCGTTGCGCAGCTCGTCGACGAGATGATCGAAACCGAGCTGCGGCATGATGATCTGCCCCGAGGCCGCCGGCTTATACACAGGTGTTTCGGGCGGCACCTTGGTGAGCCACGCCATGTCCGGGGGAAGAGTTGATTGCCACATGGGCGTGGGCGCATACTTTTCCAAAACCTCACCCGCAGGGTCAGACCACAGCACTTCGTCGCTGTGATGTTCCCAGCCGCGCGCCAACGGCGACCGGCCCAGTCCCGCCTCAGGATAACCCGCGCGCCGACGCACATCCTCGGTGAACAGCGAGGGGCTGTCTAGCAGGGCGGGGTTCTCTTCAAACTGACGTAGCTCCGGGTGATGGGTGATGCCTCGCTCGGCCAGCGCCCGCACCGGGTCCTCCGGCGTGGCCATCTCGTTGCGGAGGTAGCCGGCGAGCTTCTTGTCGAGCCACTTGTTGAGTGCTCCCTCTTGAGCCATCATTTGCTGCACTTCAGGCAAATCAGCATCATTTGCCCAGCGCCCACCAAGCATCAGAGCTTCGTCTCTGTGTGTCGGCCTACCAGACTTCAACCCCTTCACCGCGCCTTCCACGCTGCCGGCCAACCAGTTGCCGCCCTTGGGCTTGACCACCGACAGCGGCGCCACCGGGGCCAGCGCCGCGGCCAGGGGCCCCTCCCCGGTGAGCATGGCCCGGTTAACGGCCTCGCCCGCCGCACGCGCCACGGGCCGGGCAGCGCGGGCAGCGCCCCTAGCGGCCAGCACGCCCAGCGGCGAGACGTTCAGCGCCACATCGGCCGCATCCAGCACGCGAGGATCGAGCTTGAAGGTCTGGAGCGTGCGCCCGCTGCCCGGCCGCAGCATCGCCGCAGGGCCGAAGTAGCTCACATCCTCAGCCAACCCCGCTGCGCCGGGCAGCGAGAGCAAGTCTGCGAGCGAGGTCTGCCCGAGCAGTTGAGAGTCGATGCGCACGCGGCCGGCAGCGTCTCGCGCGGCACCGAGCATACGCGCCAACGCGCCGAGCGCGGGAGACTGCGGTTGCGGTCGAATTTCAGCCATGATGCCTCACCACTTGGTCCGGTCGGCCCAATACGCCGCGCTCATCTTGCCCTTGGCGATGTTCTTGGCGTGCCGGGCCTTGAAGCTCGCGCGCTTGTCTTTCATCGCCTGGGACTCGCCGGCCCGCGGCGCTCCGGCGGTCTTGGCGCCCTGCTCGCCGAACCGGATGACCCGCTCCTGACCGGCCTCGCACGCCTTGACCACGTGGCTCTTGGCCGGGTGGCCGGGCGTGCGGCGCGGCCGGTTGCACGCCATCGCGGCCTTGTCCACGCGCTGGGTCATTTGCGCCTCGCCGCGGCGCGCATGTTGTCCACCAGGTTCGGGTATGGCCGGCCCGCGGCCGCCGCAGTCGCGCGGGCGGAGGCCTTAGCTTTCTTTCCAAGAGACTTGGGCTCGCCCAGGGCCTTCGGCCGGGCCCGGTCCCACACGGGCTTTTCACGCGGCATAGGGATTGCTCCTTTCACGCCGCCATTCGCGCGGCTCATCGTCGCGCTCACGGGCGCGGGGCAGCTCAAACCAGCCGTCGTTCTTCAGGTATATGATCGCCTGCGTGAAGCAATCCACGTATTCATCGTGCTCCGCGACCGGGAATTTAGCCAGCTGTTTCATGAACGGCGCCGCCCAGCTCACCGGCTGGCCGGGGTTCTTGCCGCTCTCCGGCACCCACAGCAGCCCCAACTCCAGCGTGGGCGCGGCTTGGTGCGCGCGGGACACTTTGTCCGCGGCGCCGGGGTTGTAGCCCACCGCGGGCACGCGAGCGAGCCGCAGGTCCTGCAGCAGCGACTGGCCCGATGCTTTCGCCTCCACCAGGATGCGGTCCGGGCGCCGCGCACGCCGCAGCCCGTCCTTGACCGAGGTGGCGCCGTACTCGGTGTTCCAGTCGCGTATCACCCGCTCCCGCAGCTCCGGGTACGACAGGTGCTCGTCCCAGGCGTCGATGAGCATCGCCTGGCGCACGCCGCGGTGCGTGAACACCGCCCACACCTCGCAGCCCGTCGGGTCGCCCGAGGTGCGCTCGGTGAAGGCGGTGTCGTAGCTCTGCAGTATGAACTCAAAGGGCGGCAGGGGCTGCGCCGCGGGCCACAGCTGGAAGTGTTTCACCTTCAGTATCCCGCCCTCGGCGGGGGTGGGGTCCTGCTGCAGTTGGCCCGCGGCGCCGTAGGTGCCGAGCAGCTGCTTGAGCTCGGTGATTTGCTTCTCACCAAACCGCTCGGGGCAGATCAACTCGCCCCGGGCGCGGCGCGGGTCGTAGGCGCCCAGCACGGTGCGCCGCCGCACGCCGTCCCACTCCGCGGGGATCATCAGGTGCTCCCAGCCGCCGATGTCGTGCAGTATGTGGCCGCTGACGTCGCGGTCGTGCAGCCGCTGCATCACCGTGACCATGGCGTCGCGCTTGGGGTCATTCAGCCGCGTGGACCAGACGACATCGAACCACTCCAGCGCGCTCTCGCGGATAGCGTCGGACTGGGCCTCTTGGGCCGAGTGGGGGTCGTCGAGCACCAGCCGCGAGCCGCCCTCGCCGGTGGCCGTGCCGCCCACCGAGGTCGCGATGCGGTAGCCGGTGCGGTCGTTCTCGAACCGCTGCTTTTGGTTCTGGTCCCCGGCGAGCGCAAACAGGTGCCCCCACCGCTCCTGATACCACGGCGACTGCACCAGCCGCCGGGCCTTCAGGTTGTCGCGGATGCTGAGCGTGCCCGAGTACGACGCGCACAGAAACTTCTCGGCCGGCCGCGCGAGCCACTCCCACATCGGCCACATCACGCTGACGATGGTGGACTTGCTGTGCCGCGGGGGGATGTTGATGAGGAGCTTGCGCAGCTCGCCCGCGGTAATCGCCTCCAGGTGCTCGCAGATCAGCTCAATGTGCCAGCTGGGGATGAACGGCACCCCGGGCTCCACCACCGGCCAGGCCTGCTTGACGAACTCGTACAGGCTCGCCCCCGCGGCCCGGCGCTCCCGCTCCCGCCGTATCGCATCCAGCAGCACCGCCGGGCTCAGCGCCTGCCCCATTCAGTGGTCTCCGCGCAGCCGCCTAATCCACCCCGCCGCGGCCGCCGCCCCCACCCCCACCGGCATGGCCTCGAGCGCCTGGGCAATCGCCTCGCGCTGGGCCGCGGCCACCCACTCGGCGTAGTCCTGGAGCATCTCCGGGGTCACGATGAACGTCACGCCGTCGGCGTGCTCGCGCACCTCGCCAACCTGGAGCAGGAAAGCCTCAATGCTTTCGGGTTCTGCGCCCGCGGGGATGCGCGAGGTCACCGGCGCCCCCCGCGCAGCGCGCGCACCTCGGCCGGCGGCGGCGCCGCTGGGGCCTCGGCGGCGGAGGAGGAGGCCTTGCTGAGCAGGGCGTGGGCCTGCTCCAGCTCGGCGTCACTCAACCCGCGCAGGTCCACCGCCGCCACCGCAATCGGCCCCCCGCCCGCGCCGGTGTGCTCGTTGGTGACGCGGTCGCCGTACTCGCGCGGGGCGATGGCCTTGGCGCGCCAGCGGTAGTGATGAGCGAGCTCCCGCGCCCGGTTCAGCTCAAAGGGGTCGCTGGCCGCCGCGATGACGGACTCCGCCCGCTCGTCCCAGACCCGCGCCGACCGCTGCCGCGCTTCGCGCAGGCGCGCGGTACGCTGGGGGTCGTCTTCGCTCCACTCAATCAGCGTAGAAACGTGCACGCCGATCTGAGCCGCAATCCCGGTCATGGACTCGCCCGCCGTGATCATCTCGCAGATCCGCTGCAGCCCGAACGCCGTACAGCGGTCCCGCGCCACCGGGGGGCAGGTGCGGCGCTTGGGGGCGGGGGAGTTCTCAGTCATGATGCGCCTCATTATACGGAGTTTTGCTCAACGGGCCATAACCCGTCCCGCCGCCGACCCACCGGCTTTTCCAGCTCCACCCGGCGCACCAGCCCCGAATCGAGCAGCCGGGTGACGGCCTGCTCCTTGCGGTCTTGCGAGCAGCCCACCCCGCCGTGGCGCACCTCGAGCCGCTCGTAATGCGTACGGG